AGGATAAAAATAGCTTAAAAACCATATTTCTTTATAGTAGCACACCGTATATATTAAATAGGATTTAGCGGCAACTCACGTTCGTTTTTTCTTTTCAACGTGGGAAGGTATCACCTCGGTTACACCTTCCAGAATGTAGCGCTTAACGCGCTCATTAAATGAGATACCAGGCACACAAGTTTTATTATCACAGCGGGTAGTGAAGGCGGTAGGTGGCCACAAACGATAACATCTGTGGCAACGGCCGATCGACTCAGCACGTCTACGACGTGCATAAGAGGAACGACCTCCACCGACGGGCCTGCCTGCCATGATGGCAATATCAAAAGCAATAGGGAAATTATTCACACCACACAACTTATTAAACACACTATTAATTAACATTGCAACTCTAAGATGATGCTTCATTGATTGTTCGACTTTCTATAATCCCTAGTGAGCTCAGGACCATTCTTCCCCCCCGTAATCTCAGTTGAAGTGTTGCCAAATGCCTGATTGCGGTTGGCCGCACGCAGCGCTAGATCCTTATGCGTATTGTGCGCAATCTGCTCCCGTGGGGTTGGCCTACGGATGAGACCTTCAAGAGGTTGCACTGCTGCAGCATTTACCACATAGTCGAAGCAGTCGAAAGCGGCAAATCTATCCTCATATTGGAAACCCATGGCGGCCCAATCAGACGGCGGGGCATTGTGAGTCAACATGTAATTCCATGTAACGGGTGCATACAGTCTACACACCCTACGAAGCGTCTCAGCATCACGTTTAAGCACAGCCAAGACCGCATCAGCAGTGATGGCCCCACCGGGCCACTCAAAAGAGCCCCTCGGGTCAAGATAAGCTGAACTACTCGCATCCTTGCAATATATCACCGCTTGTATGACAATTTTCTGGACCTGTTCCGTGGGCACGCCAAGTCCCTCGAGATTCACGTAGATGCGCATCATGTCTTCTGAGGTAGCCATGTTGTTTGAAATGGCTCGCGGCATAATTTTGCTCAACTCGTCAATAGAAGGGCGATTGTAGGGGTTAGTTGGATCGGGACGCATGTCACTCGCAAGCTTCAACTGCGGACGGCCAGTCTCAAGGCCAGGATTAGTAACGCGCGTGGCGCTACGACGCTCACGAAGCCAGTTACGCAGACTATCGAGGCGCTGCTCGAGTGTGGCTTCTTCTTCGGTCATGTTCTCTTCAGGCTCGATAAATTTCTGTAGTTTGGCATTGTTAGTACGTGAGGCCTCAGCGCGCTCCTGTATCTTCAACTTCAGCTGTTCCTTCTTTTGAGCGTCTTCCGCTACCTTCTTCTCGTTCTCCATGTTCACTAGTTCAATTATTTCTATTAACCTAAAGAACAAGCCCCCAACGGTTTGAGACCAGAGAGCGCCGCTTGAAAGTCACTATTCAGCGCACA